ATAACAACCCGTTAAATCTACCATGTCTAACCAAGGGAAATTTGAGGAACCTAATACTATTCGGACAACTGTTGTATTATTTGGTCCTTTGTCAGTAGATAATACATCTGCTGCGCTATTTATTTTAACTAACGCTTTGAAGCCAAATATCACACCATCTGCATCAGTAGATTCATTTGTTCTCGAAGTTCCTGTGTCTTTTCTACTAGCATAGTCTCCATCTAAAGAAATACCGTATATTCCAAATTCGTCTTCTACTGTTCTTAAACTCATTCCTAGAACCCTTGGGCAGCACATCCCAATATCTGCATTAGCAGTTGTTCCTTCTTCGATATTAAATCTATCAAAAATTATTGGCATATGGTGTTTATATAGCCTTTCTCCTAATAGAGTGCTACTTGTTCCAAATCCATTACTTGTTTGTAATAATTCAGTGAATCCGCTTCTAAAAGTATTTAATACTAAAGAAGGTTGTCCACTACCTGCTAATTTTACAGCAGCAGAATCCGAATCAATATCAATAGGCAACCATAAATTAGGTTGTCTTGCACTTGCATTTATTGTTCCTGCTAGAGTATTACTGCTATATTTAGTATGAAAGTCACTACCGGATTTCCCATACTTACTTGAAGTAGTATTTGTCATAATTGCACTTTTAAGCAAATGTATGTCGTCATCAAAATTAATAAAAGTATCTTGTTTTCCATGGCCTTTAATTGGCCCATACCCACTATCTGCATTTGTCAATCTTACTGCTGGTATGATGAATAATGGCGTATCTGTTCCACTTGCAGCAACATAATAATCTGCTCCACCGCTACCATCATGGATTGTTTTAAATATATTCTCATCACAAGTAATATCAGTAGTTGAGACACTAGCAACAACTCCCATAAATTTACCTGCGGAATCAACAATAACATCATTAGCAGAAACAACTGGATTTCCACTACATCTAATTACTTTTGAAGAAGGTATAGAACGAGCATATATGGCATTAGTAGAAGCATCTAATACTGCGCTCTTTCCATGCATTGTATATTGAAATGAAGGAACTACTCTATTGTTACTTGGTGGATTTTCTGGGTCGAATTGATTAAAGCAAAAATCAAAAACAACTTCTGTTAGTCTCATTATTGAAAAGTTTTTAAATGTAGGGTTTGCTGAACCTACAGATTTACTTGATGATTTTATTGCACCAAAAGAATATGCTGAATCTTTAGAAGTAATTCTTTTTGTTTCTCCGAGAACATTAGTTTTAGTGTCGGCAGAATCTACTAATAAATTTTCATCCATAAACATTATGCTATATTTAGTCAAATCCCTAGTATTATTAGGATTGAATAAACTATCTATCCTACTTCCAGAATAGGGTAGTAAATCACAATTAGAAAACAAAAACATCCTTGATGCTTTCGGGTCTTTGTTGTCTAAAACATCTTGTGCTATGTATGGGCTTCTTCCTAATGGTGTAGAATTATAAAGAGTTGGATTAGAGGGAATATAGAAACTATTTGAATAAGGATAAATATTTGCGCTGAATCTAAGTTGATTAAGGAATCTAGAACCAGTTGGTGATTCAAAACCTCTCGATTCTATTAAACTATGTCCTATTGAACCTTGAAAATCAGGGCAGGTAATATCAGTTCCTATAATATTATCTTCTAATACTCCATCAATATAAAAACCCGGATTAAATCTATATGCTGTAGAATAATATTTAACTTTGCTTAATTTTTCTCCGTAGAAATTAAATTCTTCCGAACTTGTGTAGCCAGTAATACTAGAATTAACTAAGTTAAAATTACCTTTTTCTATGTTCATTAATCTATAATAAGGACTACCAAACTTATGTGCATAAGAAGTTCTCGCTAAATCTGAATTATATGCTAATGGATAATCAAAAAGGCTTAATGTATTATCGGGAACAGTTGTAGAAGTTGCAGAATTAGCAGCACCAATTGTAGGATGTAATAAACCAACCATTTTTCCTGTATGTAAATGACCGCCATTTAAGAAATTCAATTCATAATTTTGTTTAGAACTCCCAGAATTGGTTCGCTCACCAAAATCTAATGATTCAACTACTGAATTTACTGCAATATTATTAACATTTCTATCTAAGTAAATTTTTTGATTTGTACCGTCGTGTTCCGAACCAACAAAGAAACCAACAAAAGTACCCGCAACATAGATAGATTTCCCATACTGTTCTCTAGGTGAAGTTAATGTACCTAAAGCAGTTCCGCTTGACGCAACATCTTGTAAAAAGTTTTGTTCGGAAGAAACAGCAGCACATTTAAAAAATCTATTTCTTCCCGTTAAAAGAGTATCTAACTGATTTGCATAGTTTATATCAACCCTACCTAAAGTTAATGGCACATAAGGAGCAACTAAAACTGTAGTATCAAATTTACCACGCTTAATACCTATTACTGTAAAATCCATTAATGTATTTATTGTTTCAAAGGTTGAAAAACTACTATGTGCATTATTATCTAATCTTGCTTGAAATGCTGAATCGCTTTTCATTTTAGTTGCAGAACTTAAATAGTAACCTCTTGCTTCGGAATCGCTAGAAATAGATGTTCCAATTAACTTACTACTTTCTTGACCATCTATGGTTGTTCCTGTACCTGCGCCGGAATGGGCAATAATAGTTCCACTGTCAAAATATAGTCCTTTATTTGATACTCCATCTAAACTAGAAACCGACTCAACTAGTGAATTAGAAGCAAGGGCTTTATTGAATATATAATTTTTTGTAGATGAGGTGTAAAGAGTCATAGTTCCTTCTGCTCTAGGAAAGTCTTCTAAAACTACTGTATTTGCACCTGATGTAGCGGTAGTGGTTCTACCAATATAACTCATCATTCCATTATTATATTCGCCAAATAAAGATGTTCCAGCCGATATTGAAACTGTTGCTGCTACTGAGATATCTGCTGCTGTTTTTAAAGCAATAGTTTTACTTCCTAAATCATAAGTAATTGCCGCCTGTACTCCATTATCCGAATCATCTAAGAGAGTAGTTAATTTATTGTATGGACTATCACTAGAATAAATCATATCTTTTGAAAATAAAGTATTTTTATCAATTATATTTGAAATTAATTTTCTAGATTGGCTGTTAGCAACAATTGTCATTAAGTTAGTTCCATTTTCTATTGAGTTTTCTATGCTTTCTATTTCACCGTTTAATCTTTCTATTTCAATTGTATAATTACCCGATGCATAAATTAATTGATTAGTTAAACTATACGAAGAATTATTAAAATCAAGAGTTAATAATTTCTTTTTAGCATCGGAGGAAGTTACAGTTGCTTCAAGTGACTCTAATTTAGAATTACCTAAAACAACATATAAAACAGAACTACGATTATCTATTATTGGATAATCTGTTAATAGTGTTTTATCTGTTTGATTATATGCTCTTCTATAAATAACATCATTTTCTGTAAGAGCATATGTGGTAGTTGTGAATGCGGATTCTGTTTCTAGTCTTGTAAAGTCTTCAAAGGTTATATCTTGTGAAAATGTAGAAAATGAATCTATGGTTTTAACAATTAATATTCTTTCCCCTACTCTTACTTCATCTCCAACATTTATAAAAGAAGAAATATCAAAATCAGTTTTAATTGTATATTCTGGATGAGAACTTACTGCTGTAACCTTAACGGGTAAAGCAATCCAATCAAAGAAATTTGCTCGATGTACTTGGTGTCTTATTCTTATTGGTGAAAACTCCGGTATTTTAGAAGATAACATTCTAGAACTATCGACAATTTTAACTTCACCATATCCACCCCTAGCCCCTATTGATTCTTCTATAAAACAATCAATTGTGTTTTCTGTTGAATTAGATATTGTCGGAGAAAAGTCATAGTGTAAATATCTTTTTGGCCCAGTGTAGTCTGCACCACCGCTATGATTTCCATATTGGGCTCCATGTGATTCATCGTCTTCTCCTTCGGAATCCCTTCTAGCATTTACAAAACAAGAATCTCTATCAAAGGGGTTAAATGCAGTATTAGTAACTCCTTCGTTACTAGTATGTACTAATGGGTCATCTTGTTCTTTTAACTTATCAACCAATTGCACATTCATAGAAAACTTACTAATATCTACAACGCTAGTACCGAACTCAGGAATAGTAGTAAAAAAACTTCTTTCGTCTATTATAGTAGATTCCAAACCAGTATTGAATTTAATACCGTATTTTTCGTTGTGATTCAGTTCTCCTTTCTTATCTAAGTATTCGTCAAAAAAGTAAAATAAAGGTCTTGAGCATATTAAAGAGTCACTTAAGGAAGGACTTATTCCTGCCGAAATTGCATGTGGATGATTAAAAGTAGGTATAGGAAAAGAATAAAGTTTGAACTTAGTACCAATAGGAATTTCATTACCTAATTTTGGCTCAAAGTCAAAAGAGTCACCAGTTGAATCATCGCTATGAATTTCAGTAATTCTAGCAAAGTGGTGTTTTTTATAATCATCGGAGTGAATTAAAACAAAGTAATAATTATCGGTAATATTTTCAACATGCCCTATTTGAGTTGGACTAAAAGCAAAACCAGTGCTATTGTTATTATCATGGCACTTTATCCTAAAACCACTAGTTGTTTCCAAATTAGACATTTGTTGTCCAAGCCTTAAGTTTTTAGTGCCGGTAGAAGTAGCAGGGTTACTCACAACAATATTAGTAGAATTAGTAATGAAGTTTATAACCGTATTATCAGGAAAACTAAGGTCTGTGCTTTGTATTGATTGCCCTACAAATAAGCCACTAGTTGAACTAACTGTGACTGATGTACTTTCATTTGCGGTAGTCGCACTATTTAAAGAAGTAACTCCTAAAGCAGTAAAAGTTCTTGTAGATGAGGGAATATCATTTCCACTATCAGTTAGTACATTAGGATAAATAGCGGTAAAGTTTTGTTTTAAAGTAGAAGCAGTAGTAACTTTAAGTTTAGGGTTAGTTGGACAATTATAGGCGACTTCTTCAAAGGTTCTATCCGCAGTAGTTGAATCTGTTGCAGAAGCACTTAATGTTACTTGTCTTGAACCGTCAGTTGATTTGGCGGTAATCGTTGTTAAAGAAGGAATACCATCGCCAGTAACAAACATACCACGATAAACTTGATTAAATACAGTAGTGTTCGCTAAAGTTAAAGTTGTATTACCACCAGTAGTACAAGATAAAGTTAAAACAGATGGATTTTTAGAAATGGCAACTATTGTCATATGTCTATCTCCTCAAATCTTAGATAAAGTAAAGTATCGTCATAATTAGGTAATAAATTTCTAATGCTGAATGATTTTCTTGGTTTATTTACAACAGACAATTCATGTAAAATTCCCATAAATTGTTTATTTGTAGTAGAACTACCTGCCCCAACAGAACCACCTGTTGCTCCAATATAAATATCACTTGCTCCAAAGGAGAAGGTTCCTGTTCCAGAAATTGCATTCGTTTGGCTACCGCCGGAATCAAATAGTTTTAATTTTTTACCATTTAAAAATAATTCTATGCTTTTATTTGAAGAGTTGAAAGAACAACCTATGTGAAACTGTTGGTTTATGTATGCTGCATCTCTCTCAATCGGGAGGTATAAGTCAGTTGTCGTACTACTAATAGAAGCAGTATGCGAGCCACCTGTGACCCCTAAACTACTTGCATTAACAGCAGTAACACGGCCCAAGGAAACGAAGTCAAAGCCATCTTTGACATAAACAACTTCACCGACTGAAACTATGGCTGTTCCACCACTACTAATTTGATTTACTAAAGGACTATGTGCATCACTACCATTAAAATTATCAAAAGTAGCAATTTTTTTATATTGTAATAAACCGTTAGAATCGAAACCTACTTTATCACTAGCATCATTATAGAAAAATTGCCTACCACTATTAGCAGTAATTATATTATTACTTGTTAAGGTTGTCGTGGTTGTTCCAATTGTTATTGCTACTTTTAATTTATATTCCGCAGGTTGATTAACATTGGTGCTTGTATTATTTAATAATGAAAGACTTAATCCCGAACTATTAAACACCATCATTTCGTGTGTTATTCTTGCTGCGTTTGTTAAATATTTTGAAGATTGATAATCTGTTTGGGTTGGCGCAGAAGAAGTTCCATCTAGAGAAGAAGTTGGTGGAGAAGGCATAATTTTATGTGATGATGGAGTAACAAAATAAACTCTTGCGTTTGTTCTATTACTACTTGTAATGCTATCCCTAGAAATTGTTATTCTTGTAGCACTTGTTATTTCACTAATAAAAGTTTCTTCTCCAAAATCTGAATTGTTCACAACTCTCATACCCACCTTTAATTTAGCAGTTGAATCCATATCAATGATAGTTCTAGCACTTGTTGTATAATCACAAGTATCATCAATTATTTCACTGGGCCTATCCTTTCCACCAAATTCTGCTGACTTAGTTGCTTGTCCATCACCATTTACATCAAATGGAGTCAAAACAGTTTCAAGTGTGAAAGAATCTTCGTGCGAAAATAAACCATATCCCAAATCATATGTAGAGTTGGGAACATTATCGCTATAATCAATCTTTAAATGACCATTACACATAACGGGAAAAACCAAACCCCTTTGTTTTCCAGTTAAAATTTTATACAAAATAACACCTCAAGGAAAGACTCTTGCTAATTCAAATTCTAATGAGAAAGAAAGGTCATGTGATTCTGCTTCAAAATTACAAGTGAAACTACGAACAAACCCAAGCAAACCAGTATCGGTTGAAGTTTCAGGAAATCCTTCTAAAGGAATAGGAACTAATTCATTTTCAAGAGTATTTGCAGAACCTCTTGAATGAAATGTTAGCGGTACTAAAACTCCCGTACTTCTATCATTAACATCGACTCCACTCCTAGTAGCATAGTCATTTCCTACAAAAGAAGGCATTAATATTAGCAATTCGGAGAAGGCTTGGTTTCTTGCAAAACTTGTAGCGTCAACACCGGAAGCAATCATTTGTGCAACTTCATGGGCAGTAAATGTTCTTGATGTTGCTACTCCGGCAATAGTTTTTTTAATAACTGTATCGCTAATAAAACCACTAAGAGAAATTGTTTTATTTGCAACCCCTATATCTAAAGCAACTTGTTCAGATTCACCAGTAAAAAATGTCGTAAAAGGAACAGGTAATGCAGGTTGTGTTTTAGTTACACTTATTCCTACGGTGCTTACATCTAAAGGTATTGTATCTACTGTTAAATCAGTACCAGTAAAATTTTGGGTTTTAAGATATACATAAGTCATTTTTTCACCTCAAATTAAATTACCGAAAGGAACTCTTCTATTTATTTTATTGCCAATCATTTTACCTAATTGTTCTGCAACTCTTCTCATTTCGGCATCGGAAGTATCTTTAGCATTGATAGTGATATTAAAAACATTAGTATCTCCACCAACCATTCTTTTAGATTGGGAATTAGAATACACCCTTGAACCAGCATTTAAATTTAAAAGTTCAGGCCCTCTTTCTCCTACTAATGATAAGCCACCATGAGAAGTACCGCCATTAGCAAACTTTCCTTTTATGGTTCCAAATACTCCTTCTTCTTTTAGACTATCTTTTATTGAGTTATAACCACCTTTTATCTTTTTTACTGGATTTAAGAAATCTCTTATTTGAACGGACAAACCTATCAATTTTCCACCCGCATTTTTAATAGAAGTAAGTAGTTGTTCTTTTCTTACTTCTATACTAAATGAGTTTTTAAGTTCTGCAAAGAACTCAGTAAAACCAAAAATAATATCATTCTTTGTTTTTATTAAGAAATTTATAGCATCATTATACAATGTAGTAAAGTAATGTTGTATTCCAGCAAGGAAATCATTTATATAATCCTCTATATGTTGAAATTTTTCATCAAAGTTATCATTTAACCAATACGCTACACTAAATAAAGCCGCTAGAACAGCAACTCCAATAAGAACAGGTAATGCAAAAGTAGCAGCAATTGACAACGCTAATCCAATTAAAAATTGGACAACAATTAAAGCCACTACCACTAATGCTACTTTCATTATAATACTAGTAACTTTTCTTCTAAAGTCAGGGTCTTTGTAGAATTTATAGACAGCATCCATAAGCAAATCAAATCCGGCTACTAACGCTAAGAAACCTGCTTCTAAAAGTATTCTTCCAGTTTTCTTAAGAACTTGAATCCCTTTATCTACAAATTTTCCAGCATAGTCTAAGGCTTTTGTATAATCACCGTTAATAAAAGCAGAAATCATTTTCCAACCAACTTTTAAGAAATCGAAGACCATTAAGCCTAACTCCTTTATGTCGTCTATCACCCCAAACTCTTTCAATATTTTAAAATATCTTTCTAAGAATTTAACTATAATAAATATTGCTACTATAGCAACCATTCCAAGAATTAAATATTTAAATAGCATTGACATAAGAGGCTGTAGTTTCATAGTAAATTTTCTCATTTTCATTCTAAACGCTATTGCATCTTTTGAAAAAGGATTAAATCCAGCATAAAATAACTTAACTGTTTTAGTTATTCCTAAAAGAGGAAACAATAACATTTTAGCACTTTTTAAATTATCAGTAACTCCCTTTGCATTTGCTCTTGCAGCATCCTTTCTTACTGCTCTACCTGCTTTTAATTGGTCTCTTTTTTGAGCAAATCTTTCTTTAATATCTGCTGCTAATGCTGCACCTGCTCTACGAAAATCTCCCTTTCCTTCATTCTTTGCTTTCATTTTTGCTAACAGTACAGCATCTTTTATTCTATTCTTGTCAAAAGCATATTGAATTTTAGCAGTTTTTTGTATCTGTAATTTTTCTTCGTCTAATAAAGAGTTGCGATTCTTCATAAATTTTATCGCTCTTAACATAGATTTTTCTCTATCACCAGTGGCTTGAAATACACTTTGATATGCTTCCGAAAATACTAATGCTTTTTGGTCGGTGTCAGCCAATTTTTTTGTTCCTTTAATTAATTCATATTGACTGTCATTAATTTCTACCATTACTTCATTTAATTTCTCATAGCCTTTTATTTTATCTAAAAGTGACTTTGCTGCCTCAGATTGGGCTTTCATATTTGCTTTTGACCGAGTTTCAAAACCAGCCAAAATAGAAAGATATGCTCTTATTTTATTTTGTGTACTCCATAAAGGAGTACCGGAGACTAAACGACTAAATGTAGTCCAAGCCTTTCCTGCGCCTTCTGTACTAGCCGCCGCAGAAGTAAGAGTCTTAGTTAATCCCTTAAACTCAATACCTGCGCTAATTGTTCCAGTTCTAAGAGTTTCTAAAGAATTAATAACATCATTAACCATTTTACCTACTCCTACTCTTACGCTCCATTTCTTTTTGCATTTTTTCCATTTCTTCTGATTTTATAGTTTCAAAAGTCATATGAACTTGTAATAGGTCTTTTACTAAATTTACTGGCATTTTATAAACTTCTAAGGGGCTTATCGCTAAGGCTTTAGATAAAGTATAAACGGTGATTAAGGACATTATATCAGGAGAAGAATCCTTCCCTCTCATACAATCCCTTATTCTTCCTTTTTTACTTCATCCTCCTGCATCATAGCCATTGGATTAGGCAGGATTTCTTTTAATTGATTACCGACATATGGGCTTAATCGTAGCATGTCGAGAGTTGAAAGTGATGGCTCAGTCTTTTCAATAAAGTTTTCAACCATGTATCTATACATGGCCTGTAAATCAATATCAAAAGATTGAGTTCTTTGGTCTATCTTCATAACTGCATTAAGGGCTTTTTCGGCTTCTAGCCAAGTAGGTTCCTTAATCCAGACTTTTAAATATTCATCTGATTCGGGAGACACTTTAACATAGTGTTCCTTCGCTTCTACAAGTGCAAATAAAGCACTCTTTTCTTTAACAATTTTTTTACTGTTTAACATATTATCCACCTTCAAAAACCAACAAACAAACAAACGGTGTGTTGGTGGAATATGATTACTCTAATTTAGAATCCTTTTTTGGAGTCACCTTCGGAGTATCTTTCTTAGCCGGTTTCTTTTTAGAAGCCGCTTTTAATCTTTCTTGAATCAAAATTCCTTTTTCGCTCTTTGAAACCATATAATCACCCCTGTAAAACCCAATGTGTTTTAACTGTGCATGAATTTAATGTTCTTGGCATTACAGTTCCTTCTACTGTAATTGGCCCTTTATCATCAGGAATAGTAAAGTTAGCAGAACTTAAGTAATAATCTTGCAACTTAATAAGAATTTGTTCACCATTTGCCTTATCAAATTGTAAAGTAAGCAAAGTTGAAGCGGTATCATCTACTTCTGTTTGGTTTAATAATTGTTCAAATAACTTATCATCAGTAACCATAGCAGTAAAAGCAACTTCATAAGTTCTTTGTGCAGGAATACCTTCTTTTATTGACTTATTACCTACACCAATAAATCTTTTATCCTGTAAGTTATTGTTAATAGTAAGAGTTAAGTTTGTGACTTTCAAGAACTGTTGTCCAAAAACACTAAATAAACCACTTGAAAAGAAGAAAGGTTCTAAAAATTCAGCATCGCTGTCTGTTGCACTAGTATCATTAGCATGTTCAAAATTAAACAATTGGCGATTGTCAGAAATACCGCCTCTTGCTTCATAAGATTCATCTTGGTCTAAAGAATGAACTGCTCTTGTATTTAAATCCAAAGTCATTTTAACTTCTTCATTTTCATTAGCGGTCATTGTTAAAGTATTGACACGGTTTCCTCTAGCAATACGAACAAAAGTAGTATCTTCGGAAGCACTTGCAGTATTAGTAGTCAATGTGGTAGATTTAGCCATTGTTTGTTCCAAAGCAAAAGAGGGTAGTTTTTCCCCATTTGCTTCACCAAAAGTATAAGTAATTGGATTTGTTACTGCTGTGGCAGTTGATGTTGGCCTTTGTAAAAGTTCTGTATTTGATGCTACATCGAATCCATGAAGTAAAGGCGGAGTTAAAGTATTTGAGCCTCTAGAAGTTTTATAGAAAATTGGGCCTTGTTCTAAAAATTCACTTGAAGTAATTGTTCCTGTTTCTGCACCACCATTAGTAGTATCAAGATAAACATACCTTCTATCATCGGCGTTACTTAATGCACCATGACCGTTTAATAAATCAGTTGCGGGTTGTGCCTCAAAAGTGGCTACAATTTGTGTGCATTTTCCTAAAGCATAATATAAGAAAGCACCATGATTTGAAATCAGTGCTAAGTTTCCACCGGATGCAGTTTCAATACCTTTGTATTGGTGGGTAAAGTTTCGGGAACCACCAAGAGAAAGATTTAATTGTTTCATTTCTACTTCTAAATTAGGAAAAGAAGAAGTTTCAAGAAGCCCAATCCAATTGTCGGCATTTAACCTTTTAACTGTTGAATTTTTTTCTCCAACACAAGGCGCACCATATCCCCTAACATGAATAAAATCAC